GTCTAAGGAACAACCATGCCACTCACTACCATCGACCCGGCGATGACCTCAGGCCTCCTGAAGTCATCCAACAACCTCTCCGAAATCAACACCAAGGCCTCCCGCGAGGCGGCCATGGATGCGCTCTCGCTTGAGACTGCGATGCCTGTTGGCATTGTCCTGCCGTATGCCGGGGCTAACCCCCCGTCTGGCTGGCTGCTGTGCAATGGGCAGTCTCTCAATAACACCCAGTACCCTGAACTTTTGGCTGCTATTGGGTACACCTATGGCGGCAGCGTTGGGACACTCTCCTTCAACGTCCCTGACCTCCGGGGCCGTATTGTGGCCGGCCTTGACGTTCAGCTCTCGGGTGTCTATGCAAACCGACTTGGCACTACCCACTTCGGTAGCAACGGTCAGTCCTTGGGTCAAACCGGTGGCTCCGAAAGCAACACGCTGACATCGACCGAGATGCCAGCGCATAGCCACTTCGTTGCCAACAGCGATGTCACAACCAACGACCCTGTCGTGACTGTGACGAACAGCAACACCATCGTTGCCAGTAACGACAATCCCCACAACGAGGCTTACATCCTGTCGGCATCGGCTACTGCTGCTACTGTCGGCTTGAGCAGCACCACCGGCTCGGGCGGGGCTCACGCCAACGTCCAGCCGACGATGATCCTGAACTACATCATCAAGGCCAAGTTTGAGGGTCGGGTGTGATGAACGAAGAGTTGTATATCGCCCTTGGTCGGCTTGAGGGCAAGGTTGATGCCTTGCTCAACCTCCAGCGAATGCAGGAGGATCAGATCAAGAGTCACGAAGACCGCCTTAGGAAGCTTGAGGACCACAAGCACTATGTGATTGGTGTCGCCACCGTCATCGGTGCCGGCGTTTCCTTGGCTGTTACCTTTGCATCACGCCTAATCAAGTGAGGAATCATGGCCAGTGACAAACTTCTCCGTGAGCTTTTCGACAGTCTGATCCAGGACCTGTCGAATCGCATCAAGAACGGGACCGCTACGGCTGCTGACCTGGGTGTTGCCCGGCAGCTGCTCAAGGACAACGGCATTGATTGCAGCCCGAGCAAGGGCTCTCCGGTGTCCAAGCTGTACGAAATCCTCCCGTTTGACCCCGCCCAAGACGACAAAGTCGCCAACTGAACCCCATGAGTACCAGACTACAGCTGGAGATCCTCAGGGCAATAACGCCGCTGGTCTAGTGGCAGTAAAGATCGCATGAACGAAATCGACCCCCGGCTGAAGGACTTCAGGAACTTCCTGTACATCGTCTGGCATCACCTTGGGCTACCTAAGCCAACCAAGGTCCAGTACGACATTGCCGACTACATCCAGAATGGCCCCCGCCGTTCCGTCGTCATGGCCTTCCGTGGCGTCGGTAAGTCATGGATCACCTCGGCCTACGTCTGCCATCAGCTTCTGCTGGACCCTTCCAAGAACATCCTGGTGGTGTCTGCCAGCAAGGGCCGGGCCGACGACTTCTCGACGTTCACCCTGAGGCTAATCCAGGAAATCCCCATCCTGAACCACCTGCTGCCCAAAGAGTCACAACGGTTCTCTAAGGTGGCCTTCGACGTTGGCCCGGCCCCGCCCCAGCATGCCCCCAGCGTGACCAGCAAGGGCATCACGTCGCAGATCACGGGTAGCCGTGCCGACATCGTCATTGCCGACGACGTTGAGGTGCCCAACAACTCTGCCACGCAGAACATGCGGGAGAAGCTTGCTGAGTCGAACAAGGAGTTTGAGGCAGTCCTGAAGCCGAATGGCAAGGTCCTGTTTCTAGGGACCCCCCAGACCGAATCCTCGATCTACAACCTACTGCCTGACCGTGGCTACAACATCTGCATCTGGCCCGTCAGGGCCCCATCGGAGAAGGACAGGGTCAACTACGGCGACCGCCTGGCTAGGTTTGTGGCTTCCCTAAAGCCCAGTGAGCTGGTCGAGCCCTATCGCTTTGACGACAAGGAGCTCCTGGAGCGTGAGCTCTCCTATGGCCGCTCTGGCTTCTCCCTCCAGTACATGCTGGACACCAGCCTGAGCGACCAGGATCGCTACCCGCTCAAGATCAATGACCTACTGGTCATGGACCTGAACACTGAACTGGCCCCCCAGAAGCTCATCTGGGCCTCAGGCACAGACCAGGCCATGCAGGACCTGCACTGCGTCGGGTTCAATGGTGACCGCTACCACAAGCCAATGGCCCTGGTGGGCGAGTGGATGCCCTACAACGGCTCCGTCATGGCCATCGACCCCTCGGGTAGGGGTTCCGACGAAACGGCCTACGCGGTCGTCAAGATGCTCAATGGCAATCTGTTCGTGACCGACGCCGGCGGTATCGCTGGTGGCTATGGGCAGCCTGTCCTGGACAAGCTTGGGGCCATCGCCAAGGCCCAGAAGGTGAACCAGATCCTGGTCGAAGAGAACTTTGGTCAAGGCATGTTCGCTGAGCTGCTCAAGCCCGTCCTGACCAAGGTCCATCCCTGTGCCGTGGAGCTGACCCGACACTCCATCCAGAAGGAAAAGCGCATCATCGACACCCTGGAGCCGGTGATGAACCAGCACCGCCTGGTGTTCGATGCTGGGGTCATCAAAAGGGACTACATGTCCACCAAGGACCTGCCTACGGAGAAGGCTCTGCACTACCAGCTCATGTACCAGATGAGCCGTGTGACCCGCTCTAAGGGAGCCCTGGCCCACGACGACCGCCTAGACGCCCTGGCTATGGCCGTGGCCTACTGGACCGAGCAAATGGCCCAGGACGCAGACAGGAAGATCGCCATGAACAAGTCCAAGGCCCTGGACAGGGAGCTGGAGAAGTTCATGAACGCTGTTGTTGGGCGTAAACCCCAGGGCGACGTATGGATGAAGGTCTGAATCGACCACAAATATCCATATGTGTAGCATCTATGCTCCTAAAACAGCGACGGTAGCCCTAAAACAGTGATGGAACACCCTACGGTATGGGGGGTAGGGGGGCCTCCGTATCCTAAGGTATAGCTAAAGTGGGCCTTAGGACGGCCTAAAGCACTCCTGTTTAGGGGGTTACAAACAGGATCAGTATCTAGGCATAGTCATTGGTAACCCAAGGTAGACCTAAGGTAACCAAAGGATAGGCTAAACGTACATGAACCAAGATAACTTGACCAATGTCCGAGTTGGTTGCCACACAATCCCCCTGGTCTGGGCAGAGACGAAGGACTATGGGGAGTACTCCACTGACCTTCCTGCTCCTAAGATCACCCTAAACAAGAACCTAGGGCCCAAGGGAGCTGCTATGACCCTGGTTCATGAGCTGATCCATGCCATTGCTGACCAGTACGGCTTCAACGAGTCGGAAGAAGAGGTCAAGCTGCTGGAGACAGCCGTGTGTCGCTTCCTCATGGAGAACCAAGAGGTCGTGAAAGAAATACTTGAGGGTCTTTCTTACAACGAGCCTGGGCCGTGCTAGAATGATCGCACCTTCCGACAGAACCATTGTCTCTCTCTCGGGGCTCATGGGCAGCAATGCCGTGAGCCCTTTTCGTTAGGAGCCCTTAGGACCCCCAGAGATGGGGCCGTTCAGGCAAGGCGGATCGTACAACTGGATAGTATCCCGTGTGTTCACCGGGGATGGGGGTTCAAGTCCCCCTCTGGCCTTGCCACCTAGCGGACCTTTTGGTAAAAAAATCTGAAGTCCAGTACGTCAAGGCTATTCGGCCTGACGCCCCCCTTGCCCCCTGCCCCTGCCGGGGGTGGTGCCGGTGCCCCCCTAGGGCCTCCCTCGCGCGCCTGCCCGCCCGGCGGCGTGCTCAGGCCTGCCCGGCGTGGGCGCTGGGGTGCCGGTGGGCCTGCCCAGCCGGTGCCCGGTCCGTGCCGCATGGGGCCGCTGGGCTGGGTTATGGGACCTGATCGCCTCGATGGGGGCCAGCATCGCGCTGGTCCCTGTTGGGGCGATTATTGCGAATGGCTGCCCAGCGTCACGCCATCGCACGCCCAGCGTGCCCGCCAGCGCCCCTAGGATCGCTCAGGAAGCCCGCCAGCACCTCGGGGCTACCCTGAGCCCATCCCGACCACCCAGCCCGCCAGACGCCATCCTAGGGCCTCGGCCCAGCCCAGCG